ATCTTTAATCGACGTGCAATAATGGGATTTATTATTGTCCCTGCACAACCTTTCGGTTACAATTATCTTGGTGGAAAACTTCTATCACTAGTATGTTGTTCTCATGAAGTAAGAGAACTTCTGAATAAGAAGTATGATACAGAAATGTGTTTGTTTGAAACTACTTCTTTGTATGGAAACATCAAAGGTACAAGTCAGTATGATGGTATGAAACCATATCTTCGGTATCGTGGAGATACTGAATCTAAGTTTCTACTTACTCTTCCAGACTTTATTTACCATGATCTTCACAAATGGTTTGTTAACCAGAACAACGGACAACCACTGATTCATAAAACTGCATCTAGTCGAAAACTCAAGATTCAGACAAAGATGATTTCTATCATTAAGAATTCTCTAAAAGAACATTATCCAGAAAAACATTCTGAGTTTGTTCAGTTTCTAAAATCTAGAGAAGACATTACAACCAAGAAACGGTTCTATATGTCAGACTATGGATTTGAGAATTCTAAAGAAGTAATCCTAGGTAAAACTGATACTTTGATTCCCAATAAAGAAAACTTTGATAAGTTCTATTTAAGTAATATGATTACTTGGTGGAAGAAAAAATCCTCTAATAGATATGATCGACTAGTAAAAGAAAATCTTGTCCGAACTAATCTTGAGGTTTGGAATCATAGTACTATGAATTCAATTGATATTATCCGATAAATTATGTACGACCTAAAAGATTATTTAAATTCCATCAATTTGTCCAAGAAAAATTTGATGGACTTGGATGAAGAATATGAAAAGAAATATCCTCCATATGTAATCAATCGTTGTTTTTCTGGATTTGTAGATACAATTCTTTTTGCAAATGAAATCAATTTAAATTCTCATTTGGATAAGAAACTACAATATGATTTTTATATAAATATTATCAGACCTAAGAAACGTTTCTCTCCTTGGTTAAAGAAAGAGAAACTAGATTCTTTGGAATCTATAAAACAGTATTATGGTTATAGTGATGAGAAAGCTAAGATGGCTTTAAAAATTCTAACAGACGAACAAATTGATTTTATTAAATCTAAACTGAACCGTGGAGGAAAAAGATGAACACTGATAGTGAAGTGAGTTGGTCACCAGATCAAATGGTCGAAGTAACTCTAAATGAACCAGATGACTTTTTAAAAGTCAGAGAGACTCTAACTCGTATTGGAGTTGCTTCTCGCAAAGAAAAAAAGATATATCAATCTTGTCACATTCTTCATAAACAAGGTAGATATTATATTGTACACTTTAAAGAACTTTTTGCTCTAGATGGTAAAAGGGCAAATCTATTTCTGAATGATGTACAAAGAAAAAATAGAATTGCACAACTCCTACAGGATTGGGGTTTGGTTAAGATCGTCAAACCAGAACAGGTAGAAGATTCTGCACCTCTAAGTCAGATTAAAGTTCTTTCATTTAAAGATAAACATGAATGGACTTTAGAATCTAAGTACAACATCGGCAAGAAAAAGCAGCCAGAATGAATAAAAGGAGGGACCGCAAGGCCCCCCTTTTTTATCTAATCACGTTGTCTCCAGTCTTCTGGTTTATCTTCTGTGAAAAAGTCTATAATATCATCGACGCTATTAAATCCAGTTCTTCCAAACCTTTCGTGTCCGAGACCACCAATATCAAGTTGATTTAAAAAATCATCCATATCACCTTCTTGCATATCTGGATTTTCTGCTTTACGTCGTGCTTGTCGAAGTATAGTTGCTGCAGACCTATTTGCGCTAGCCAATTTTTCTGCCCAAATCATGTCTTCTAATTGCACTTCTTCATGATTTGCAATTCTACTGCAGATAAATTCAAGGCGAAGACGATATTGAGTAGATAGCATAATTAATTTGTTCGGATTATAATCTATTTATTTTCGGTCATCCGCACTTACAATTTCTAAACTTTCATATATATAATTGTGAAGAGATGCCTTCGGGGTCTCTAAAAACAACTCTCGCTTAATAAGGAGATTCAGAAAATGAAATTCACCACTCAATCATTAGATACATTTTGGAACGACTACGCTCCACTCGCTGTAGGTCTGGATGAAATGTTTAACAGATTAGATGCAATGCATCACAATGTTAACGTAAACTATCCTCCCTACAATATCGTCAAACATGACAACAGTAACTACACAGTTGAAGTCGCTCTTGCAGGATTTAAACCAGAAGAGATTGAAGTCTTTACAGAACAAAACGTTCTCACAATTGCCAGCAAAGTTGAGGAACGAGATACTTCAAGACAGTATGTACACAAAGGTCTGTCAAAACGTTCCTTCAACCGCAAGATTCAACTCTCTGATGAACATAGAGTATCCTCTGTGAATTTTGAACATGGATTATTATCAGTAGACATAGAAAGAATAATTCCAGAACATCAAAAGAAAACAACCTGGAATATTTCAGGCGCCAAAAGTGAATCAAAACTTTTGACAGAATGAAATAAATAGACTTGGGAAATCCCCAAATATCGTCGGCAAAGACCCTCCCTGGCAACTATCAGGGTTGGGTCTTTTTTCTTGACATTTGACCCGATGTATGGTACACTACATAAAGGTACTCCAACGAGGATTCTCATGAATATTAAAGTAGTTCACATGATTACTCAAGATTATATTATTTGTGATCTTGAGGAACTGGATGAAGAACCATCAGTGTATATGAAAAATCCATATAAAATTATTGATCTAACATATTGGGAACATAATGAAGATGATTCCCATGTTCCTCAACAACCAAGTGTGTTCATAGGAAAAACCACAGATACTTCTACTCATAATGATAAAGAAGTAGTATCAACTCAATATGATTATGCATTACTACTTCAGTATCCACAGTTTACCAATGATCGTGATATACTGTTTAATTCAGATCGTATCATGACTGTATTTGATCCGACTCCCGAAATTGTAAATCTATACACTCAACTGATTTCTAAATGAGATTCTACACCAACGTTCAATTAATCAAGGATGTCATCCATTATCGTGGATATAATAATGGATCTCCAGAAGTATTTCAAGATAAATTTTCTCCTACTTTGTTCGTTCCTTCTCAAAAACCGACAAAGTACAAAACACTGAATGATGAATATGTAAGTCCTATTAAGTTCGATAGAACAAATGAGGCAAAAGAATTTATGAAAAAATATGAGAATGTTGATAACTTTACCGTGTATGGTTATGAACGTTTTCTTTATCAATACATTGCGAATAAATTTCCAGAAGAAGAAATTAAGTTTGATATTTCTTCAATGAAAATCATATCCCTTGACATTGAGGTTGCATGTGAAAATGGATTTCCAAATGTGCAAGAAGCTGCAGAGGAAATGCTTTGTATTACAATCAAAGATATCAACACCAAAAAGATTATTGTTTGGGGAGTTCGTGAGTATGATAACAAACGTTCAGACGTTGAGTATCGAGTGTTCTGGACAGAACAAGAAATGCTTTACAACTTTCTTGAATGGTGGGTTCAAAATACTCCAGATGCAGTAACTGGTTGGAACGTATATTTGTACGATATTCCATACATCATGCGTAGAATGGATAAAGTACTATCCACTAAACATATGAGATCAATGTCTCCTTGGAATTCAGTTACAAGTAGAGAGATTGTAATTATGGGTAGAACTCACATTGCGTATGATGTATCTGGTGTTTCTGTATTAGATTATCTTGATCTGTATAAGAAATTTACTTATACAACACAGGAATCTTATCGACTAGATCATATTGCATTTGTAGAATTGAGTGAAAAAAAATTAGATCACTCTGAGTTTGAAAACTTCAAGGCATTCTATACTAATGATTGGCAAAAATTCATTGACTATAACATCCATGACGTAGAACTTGTTGAACGTTTAGATGATAAAATGAAACTGATTGAACTTGCCATTACTATGGCATATGATGCAAAGGAAAATTTTGAGGATGTTTATTCTCAAGTAAAGACTTGGGATAACATTATCTTCAATTATCTCAAGAAAAGGAATGTTGTAGTTCCTCCTAGGAATGCAACTAAAAAAGATTATGCATATGAAGGTGCATATGTAAAGGATCCTCTCATTGGTAAACATGAATGGGTTGTGAGTTTCGACCTTAACAGTCTATATCCTCACCTTATCATGCAGTATAATATTTCACCCGAAACTCTCATGAGAGAAAGATTTCCTGGTGTAAATGTAAACAAATTGTTGGCCAAAGAAGTAGATACAAGTTCTCTAGATTGTGCAACTGTGTGTGCTAATGGTGCAATTTACTCTACTCATGAACAAGGATTTCTTCCTAAACTAATGCAGAAGATGTATGATGATCGTGTAATCTTCAAGAAGAAGATGTTGGAGTCTAAAAAACTTTACGAGGAAACTAAAGATAAAAAATATCTGAAAGATATCGCAAGATATGAAAACAACCAAATGGCACGTAAGATTGCATTAAACTCTGCATATGGTGCGATTGGAAATGAATACTTTAGGTATTTTCTAATTACAAATGCAGAAGCTATTACCTTATCTGGTCAGGTTTCTATTCGATGGATTGAGAACAAAATGAATATCTATCTAAATAAAATACTCAAGACGGATGGTGAAGATTATGTCATTGCTTCTGATACTGATTCCATTTATCTTAATATGGGTCCTTTGGTTCAAAATGTATTCAAGGGAAGAGAGACAACTACTGAAAAAATTGTGGGGTTCCTTGACAAGATCTGTAAGGTGGAACTTGAACCTTATATTGAAAGTTGTTACCAAGAACTGGCGGACTACGTTAAAGCCTATGACCAAAAGATGAAAATGAAACGTGAGAACATTGCAGATAAAGGAATCTGGACTGCAAAGAAACGTTACATTCTCAACGTATGGGATTCAGAAGGAGTAAGATACGAGAAAGCCAAGATGAAGATCATGGGTCTTGAAACCGCAAGATCATCTACACCATCTTTCTTTAGAGATAAACTACTAAAAGCTTTTGAA